GAGTGCCAGTCGTCACCCACATTAATGACGCAGCGCCCGTATTCAGGAATCACATGCTTGCGGGGAATCAGACGTACACCACTATAGCATACACATCCGTCGCCGTCCTTGGCGATATCGCCCAATTCGATGAGCGAGTGTCCCCAATAGTTCGCCTCCAAACAGAAACGGACGAGTTGTTTGAACCAGGACTGGTCGAAGAAGTGCAAAGCCTCCTTGTCCTCTTCGCCCGAGGCGTTCACCATCTTGAACGAGCGGGACATGACAAAGCCCTTGCGCTGTTCTACGCAGCCAGACAGATGAAGGTCGACATCCACATCGCGGTAAATATCGTAAAGGTATTGCCTGTTGGGGTTCTCCACATTGATGGCCATTTGCCAGGCCTTTCGCCAGTCGGCAATATCCTTGCGTGTGAGCGCATCGGTGGTACGCTGCAGACTGACAACAATGCTCCGGGCACGTTTCCGGTCAGTCTCCTTTGCCAGGTTAAGTTCGCCATAAGCAGTGTGCAGCACATCCTCCTGCTTGGCTTGATTGGTATTTCTCTTTCTCATAATACTACCAGTTATGACGTAATTTGGGTTCTGTAAAATATACGGTGTCCGAGGCCGTCACTCCGTCTTCGTTGACGGCGCGTGGCAGATCTGGGATAATCTTTCCGGACTGAACGCCCTCCAGCCATTTGATGGCCCGTTCGTATCGTTCCTTGCGCACCTCGGTGCCGAACTTCTGAGGCTGGGAAGCAATCATGTGATAGAGGGCTATGTCAGCCGTATACATGACCACCAGTTTGTTGCGATCATCGCCTTCGGCCGAGAAGATGGCCGACACATCATAGGTGGGACGCAGATAGCCCGATATTTCCTCTACCGCCTCGTTTTCCGCGTTGATGCGGTTCTCGTCGGAAGTCTGGGATATGACCTTTAAGGCCGTATCACCAATGACCACTTTGTAATCTTCATCCGTGATAAACATGGTGACCTCCGTTTATAGGGTTACATACAAGGCCCGGCGCTCGATATCCTGGATCGTGGTGCCAGGGGCGAAACGGTGTCGCTTGATCAACGCCTTGAAGTTGCGCTTGGGCGCCACCTTGAGTGAGCCGTTCAATAGAACTACATAATACTTCATGCCCGTCAGAGCGGCGAGCTTGTTTGCCTTGCGGACAGCGTGCTTATAGCGCCATCCCCAGATAATGTCTTTTAAAATCTGTATCATATTACCAACTGTTTTTAGGTGAGTGACGGGATATCACCACCGGTTCATTCTGTTCTTGACGGGTATTGCGCTGGAGGAACCAGATGGCTCCTTCATCGGCATCCGGGGCATCATCATGCACACGGGAGCCTCGTTCCAAAGCCAGCGTCTGCTCGATACCCACACGCATGTCTGCCGTATCCTTCAGAGCCTCGTTGTAGAAGACGAAACCCCTCTCCCATAGTGGAGACACCGCTTCGATGCGCTGAATCTTTTCCGGCTTCTTGCGGAAGTCGGGCAGGATAGGCAACTGGTATCCACGCAGGTCGCCCTCGGCTGCAAATTCATCGAGGATGATATCCTGCATGAAATTGGCTTCCATGAAAAAGGAAACCACCACGTCCCCGGGAATGGATTCGTACAGGTTGTAGAGCCAACGCACCATCCCGGATACGGTGTCCTGCCGCACATAGCAATCTATCAAGTGAAGCTCGCGTCCAATCTTTCCCCACAGACGGCAAGCCTTGTAGTCGTTGGCCGTGGTGGACTTGAATGAGGGGTCAGTATAGCAGACCAACATATCGTATTTCTTGAGCGAGGGCATCTTCTTATACCTTATCCACTCATATTTAAAGATGGTGCCATCATTGATAGGATTGTGCATCATCTCTTTCTCCCAGGCACGGTATCCCACGAACTCGCGATAGGCGTCGGCCTCCTCCTTGGTCCACTTCTCCTTCCATACCGGATTGCCGTTCTTGTCGACAGCCCGTATCTCGGACACATGTACACTGGGGATACTTGCGATATTGGCCAGGACGGAAGTCTTGGAAATAAGGTTACCCACCATGATGAAGCGTCCACGGCCCACGTCGAGCGCACCGAAGAGGGCCTCCTTCACCCAGTCGGTAAGGTCCTTTACTCGCTTCTCGTTTCGGCACAACTCATCATCGTCCAAGTCGTCGATGACAATATAGTCGGGGCGCGATTCGCGGTCGCGAAGGCCACGCGGTGACTGCCCACGGCCTACAGAGAGGAACGTAACCCCATCGTTAGTCTTGAACTCACCCTCGGTCCATGCACCCAGATTCTTCTGCTCGCCAAAGTCGGCAATCAGACGTTGGTTATATTCCAGTTCGGCTTGGATATCCCCAATCAGGCGGGTGGCACTGTCCTCCGACTTGCCCACTACAACCATGAAGTTGATCAGTCGCTTGGGCTGGAACATCAGCCACAGCGGGATAAAGATATCGAAATGAGTGGACTTGGCATGACCGCGGGGCCACTTGAACACCGCCTTCAGGTTGGGGGTGTCGCGCACAAGAGCTGCAGCCTTGTTATGGAAGGGAGCGTTGTGGATGACCCGCACCACCTCGCCGGTGGACTTGTCGCGCAACGTGCAGAAGTGCGGGAAGTAATACTCGCAGAAAGCCGCATAGTTGCCCAGCAAGCGCTTGATGCGTTTGTCCTTCTCCACCGGTGTTTCCTTGGATACGCCCAGTGTGATCTCTGTGATGGACTGAATCTCCTTGCAGTGTTCGTGCCATCTCTCCATGGCGGCTTTCGCCTCCGCCGACAATCCCAGGGCAGCCATACTAAGCCAATGAATTTTTGCTCATCGATTCGATGAGGAACTTGTCCTGATACTTGTTGATGGCCTTGAGTAGTTCCGGAGTGACTTCGGGGTCAGTGGCCGCACGGAACTTGAGCCATTTGTTGAAAGCCATGAAGACCTCGACGGCATCCACCACATTAGCCTGCTTGTCGAGTTTCTGAATGACCGAGGCAAGTTTGGAAAGCTTGTCTCCGAGCCCCGCCAGTTGTGACGCATCCTCCGACTGGCTTACCTGCTCGATAAGTTTGTCGATGGTAAGCAATAACTTGTTCACCAGTTCAGGGCGTGTAATATTGCGTGCAGCTCTCGCCTCCTTCCATCCCTCGGTGGTGCACCACTTGGAGACGGAAACACGCGACACACCCACCTTGTCGGCAATCTCCTCCTGCGGAGTGCCCGACATGAATAGCGCACGCGCTAATTCCTTTTTCTTTTCATTCTCTGCTTTTGTTGCCATATTATTGCGTGTTAATTTATGGCAAAGATGGTGATATAATACGCGCAAAACAAAAATGTGTGCAATGATTGCATACATGTGTGCAACCGTTGCACACTTATTTGGAGGATACCTCAAAACCTGACTAAATTTGAGCGAATTTAAAAACGAACGCAATGAAAAGAGTAAGAATCACGAGCGACTCGCTCAACAGTTATGGAACACGGGTACTGACCGACGGCATGGATACCGGACAGTACGAGAAGAATCCCGTGCTGCTGTATATGCACCAGCGAGGAACCGTCATCGGCTACCTTAAAGATATAAAGAAGGAGGATGACGGAATCACAGCCGAACCAGTGTTTGACTGTGCAAGCGAACTCTCGGTACAATGCAAGAAGCAGTGGGAGTTCGGCAGTTTAAAAATGGTGAGTGTGGGCATCGATATTCTGGAGATGAGCGAAGATCCGGAATTACTGGTGCAGGGGCAGACCTCGCCGACTATCACGAAGAGCAAGCTGTTCGAGGTGTCGGTGGTGGACATCGGTTCCAACGACGACGCCATCGTGTTGAAGAAAGATGGAAAGCAAATCACGCTGGGGCAAGGCGGAGAGTGCTCTTTGCCCCTGCTCAATAAACAACAAAATTTAAAAACAGAAGAAATGAACGTGAAAGAATTAGCCCTGACATTGGGCTTGCCGGAAACGGCAGACGAAGCGGCGGTCAACAGCAAATTGAAGGAATTGCAGGCCGCCCAGGCTGAAGTGGAAAAGCTTCGCAGTGAAAAGGCCAGTTTGGAACTGGCTAACATTACCTCTGTGGTGGAAGCGGCCATCGCCGAGAAGAAGATCAGCGCCGAGAAGAAGGAGCACTTTATCAACCTTGGCAAGATGGCAGGCATCGACAGCCTGAAGGAAACCTTTGCAGCCATCGCTCCTCAAGTGAAGCTGTCGCAGACCCTGAACATGGGTAATAACAATGC